ATTCACGGAATTGGCGGTGAGTGTCAATAAATTAAAAGCACTATCAGCCGCCCTCGTTGAATTGGCCGCTATGGCATTTCCGGTGTAGCTGGCATTTGTCACGGCAATCGAAAGCGCCGCGAAAGTATCTGCTTCCGTGATGGTGAGTCCTGGACCGCCTGTAGAAGAGCTGTCCGTTGTTATTGTTGTTGCGCCACTTCCCACGATTTTAAATCTGCTCGTGGTATTTGTTTGCAAATCCATCAGATTGAATGTGGTTCCAGCCACCGGCGTCGTATTTCCATAAATCAATGTTCCTGCATAACTGGCATTGGCCGCATTCACGGAAAGAGTATTATTAGTATCCCCATTGGTTATAGTCAGAGTTGGTCCGCCACTTGATGAGGTAATGCTTGCAATAGAAGCAACACCGGCCCCAGTTACCTTAAACCTTGACGTTGAATTGGTGAGCAGATTGATTAAAGTGAAATCGGATGCGCCACCTTTAGTTGTGTTTCCGGTAATAAATGTTCCAGCAAAAGACCCATCCAAATTTGAAAATGACATCACCCCAGAATCTGCAATGGTAAAAACATTAGAGCCATTGTCCTGAAAGTTGGCAATATTAGAGGTTCCTGATGAATTATTGATAACCAGCGGAACTGTGGTGGCAGAAGTGGCATAGACAGCATCCCATGTTGATGATCCAGAATTTCTATTGTTAACGTAATTCACAATATCCGTGAAATTTGTGTTCACGGCACTGGCATCAGCCAGTGTATTCGCCACAAAAGTATTTGTTACAGCTAAACTTGCCATAGGATGGCCTCCTCAATTTTTGAAATAATCATCTGACTCTCCTTGCTGATATCCGTCCTCTTGCCTGAGGTGGTCCACCAGCGCTGTAAAAACCTTGATATTTTAAATAAGCCGTTGCCGACCCAGACAAACTAAGTCGAACATTGGGCATAGTCTGCCCCGTATCAGCGGCACCCGTTGGGGCCAAGGCTGATAAATAATTAGTGCCCAATGTTAATCCAGTTGAATCATTCCCGCTTGTCGTAGATATCCCAATGCGATATTCCGTAAAAGTGGCCCCATTGAGCGTTGCATACATAACGGCTGAAACATCCCAATCTCCGGCTGTTAAACTAATTGACGCTAAATCTCCGAGATTGCCAGATGTTGGAAAATTTGTGCTGGCCGTTTGAGTGCCTTCCTCATATTGGCCAATATAGCCCGCAGCCGCATTGTCATTGGTGGCGGTCCCTTTTCCTTTCAAAAGAGTGGCTGCATCTAATGTGGCGGCGGTAACAGTTCCCGTGAAAGTCGGGCTTGCGAGCGGTGCTTTTAGATCAATTTGAGTTTGGATGGCAGACGTTACCCCGTTCACATACCCGAGTTCTGTCGAGGTTGTGGACGCCACAGCCAATTGGCTGGAAGCGTTGGTAATAACAGCCCTGGATGCTGTAAGTGGTGTCGTGATGGTTCCTGTGAATGTAGGACTTGCCGTTGGAGCCTTCGCATTAATTTGTGTTTGAATCGCGCTGGATACTCCACTGACATATCCCAATTCCGTCGGAGTCACAGCGGAACTTGTGAGTACCTTGCTGGCGTCTAAATAAGGAACGGTTGTCGCTGTCGTGGAATTAAAGGTGACGGCTTTTTTTAGTGTCGATGGTGTTTCAATTGTAAAAGCGCTGACCGTTGCGCTGGTAGTATCCAATACAACAGTCCCCGTCGGAAAATTATTCCCAAAAACAATATTATTCCCAGTTTGTGAAGCCGTTGATTCGTTGTAATAAAGTGTAGTGCCTCCAACAACCCCAGAATTTCCACCAATCACACATCCAGTACTGCCGATGGCTGTGTTTGGTCCACCACGTAATTCTATGGCGGCATCCGCTCCTCCACCATCCGTATCCCAATTGCTGATTACATTCCCTGTGACAATCGCCCCTGGCGCATCTTCCAATACGATTCCATCGTCGATGCATCCTTCTATTTTATTGCCAATAATTCTCATGCCAACAGCTTGCCCAGTGTCTGTTATGATTTGATTGGCTGCTGAAACATAAATAGCACCGGAGCCACCATTTTTAATGTGGTTGCCTTCAATCAATACGTCGTAAGGGCACTCCTGTCCTGCCCCAGCTAAATACCCATAAACATGGATGGACCCATTCTCAATGTAATTCCCAATAATACGAGATCGTACCATCCCCAAATCTGACCAAATCTGACCGTTATGGCCTGTAGCACCAACAGAACGATTCCCGAGCCACAACGCATTTTCAACATGGACATTATCGATTGCGGTACCATTTGGATTTAAAATCACATTGAAGGCATAAACAGCCCCTGTGTTGTATCCACCGCCAATCGAATCCTGGCCTCCATGACGACCACAATTTTCAATCAAACATTCGATGATATGCGGGGAACGTGATCCATATGTTCCAGAATCTCCGGCAATATGGAATCCATAACCACGAGAAGCCTCAACATGAACCCTGTAGGCGTTAAAATAATTAACATTAGCGACTAAAATCCCTTGACCTGTTCCATCTCCGCTGGAATCTGGCATACCGGTACAATCAAGTTTTATTTCTCGAAGTGTTATATTTTCGCCAGGAGAAGCATTGGTATACAGTGTCCCATCAGTTTGAGAACATTGAAGGAGTGATGTATCGATTGGGAATGTCCCAGAGAGCGCGGAAATAGTGGAAGCGCCCATCCCACAACCAACCAAAGAAACATCTGATGGAATATAAATAAGTCCACCAATCGCAAAATTAAGAGGAGGGAAAAAAACAATTCCACCACCAATACCATCCACTGCATTTATTGCATCCTGAATGGCTGTTTTGTCATCGGTGGTCCCATCCCCAATCGCTCCATAGGCTCTAACATCAGCCCAAGGTTTCGGACCCATAATAATTAGATCGTCGAAACTTCCGGTCCCACTATTGATGGCATTGATGTAATTGATCAGGTCTTGAAAATTCTGATTGGCTTGATCCGCTGGAGCAAATCCATTTGCCGGAAAATTATAGGTAACTGACGTTACAGCCATTAATTGGACCTCAAAGCGAAAGGAGCCCCAGTCTTCATGGGAATTTGTATCCCGTTAAATTTAAAAGCTTCGTTATTATTATTATTTCGAATTAGATATTGGAAATACTTGCCTTTTCCCTTAATGAATATGAGCTTTGTTAGATCCGAAAGTCCTGACCAATTTCCGACGTTCCAATTAAATTGATTCCATTTATTTCCAGGACCAACCATATCATTTGAAACTATTTTTCTATCGGACGAGAAATCGAATCCATAGCCAAATTCATAAGTTCCGGTTGTTTGAGCTGTTAAGCAAGTTTCCAGGTAATTTGTTAATTTCAGCTCAATAGAGTTATCTTGATCCATCCAACCTGATCGCCAGTATGCATTGATCGTTCCCGCTGTTTCGGATGCGTCCGTATAGGTTGACGCCACGTCCATTTTGTAAATTTTTCCGTCGTAAGCTCCGCCATAAATTGTTTTATCAGACGCGACCACACTCGAATTCATGCTGTATCCTGTCGTATGTCTCAACCAACATTTATCCCTTAGATCCCAAATAATGCAGTAATCATGAGTTGTGGCTGCCCCGTAAGAACAAAACCACCATATTTGTTGCAGTGATGGATAATATTGCCCGTGAATATATTTAAGTCTGCTTTGATTGAGTCCATCCCACACGTCATCAATTTTTTCTGGAAAATCATAAATCTTTGTTCCATCTGTTGCTTTCATTCGCGCTTGTGGCGTTATGAAATAAATCATGCCATCCACATTAACAATCGCTCTCTTTGAAATCGCGCCCACGCCTCTAAATAAAGTAAATACTGGGAATGGCGCTGTGGTTATTACCATGTCATGAATAGAATTTTGTTTAAATAAAAGCATGTGGTTCGTATTTAAAACAGCGGCACCGATCAGAACATCACCATCGCTTCCGCCAACAATCTGACTCCCGCTGCCGGTTCCTGACCAATCAGTGACACTTCCCAAAATGCTCCAATAAATTGTGGATGGCGCTGCGCTGGTATTGCCAATAAACATTCTGTTGTTGGCTGCGATTCCGAAATTTCCACTGGGAGGGCTTCCGGCCAAGGCTGCCGCATTGCCAGACCCCGTATATCGAATGGGAGGATTTGGCGCTCCACCAACAAAAATAGAAACGTCTGACATTGTGGAGTGTGTCCAAACATTATCCTGGCCCGTTGTGATTGTTACTGATCCCGTTACATCCGACATCGTTCCACTTAAAGAAGATGAAGAAAAAATCTTGGTTCCAGCGATTGCCATTAAAAAATCGGAATTGTTAGCAAGCCTAAAATAACCGAGTCCAGAAATTGCAGTTGAAGAACTAACCATGGCAGAAGAGTTAAAAGTCGTATTGCCACGTCTTTTTTCAAATCCACCGGAGGGGAGAAGATTTATATTCTGCAAATCGAGTGATTCATTCGCATTTAATGTCGTTACTGGGGCGGCGGTATTTAAGCCCCCACTAAAATCTAAAAAGCGAAGTGATTTTGAATTCCGCGCCATTAGGAAACCATGGGTCCAAAATTAGAAGGGAGTGCCCATTGCAATCCGAAATTAGAATCGTTATCAATTGGCTGCATCACCCGATGTCTTCCCAAATCATGAGAATAAACTTTCGCCATATCTGAAATTCTTGATTCACCAACTTGTAATTCAGAAGATGATCGATCATCATCCAGTGATTGGAATCCATAAAAAGCGGCGATATTGATTATGGCGTCATGCCACTGAGCAGGAATAATGGAAATGTCGGAATCTGCTGACATATCGGTCAAAACCTTCACACCACGAATCATGATATTAATGACACTGCTAGGCGAACTAATAAATGAAAATTGAGGAGTTCCGGTCGAGGTTGGTGAACTCATGATGTAGTAATAGGGAACACCGGCGTCATAATAAAGGGGAAGAAAGAAATCTGCTTCCCTTGGAGATTGACTGATAATTCGCACGGGAGTCATCAACTGTTTCATGTCAAGAATTTGCACGAGCGGCGTTGTGGTGGAATAGAGAAGTTTGCGAATTGTATAGGTGGCAGCGGTATTCACGGCTGATGCGGCGGGAGAGATTGTGGCCGTGTCGGTTCCCGCTGTGTGGGCGGTTATTTTATACCAATCATTGCTAGAGGCAAATCGAATATATTGATCTGCTTTTGAGTCTGCAATGGTTGCCGAGAATGTGACTGTTGATCCAGCCACGGCCACACTCGCTGTTCCCGTTGTGTAATCCGTTACCGTCTGAATAATTTCTTCTGAATACATCCAGGGCCATAGCTGCTTGCCACAAATATATTGAACGCCCATATTTAGCCATCGTTTGAGCTTGGTTAGATCGGACGAAACAGTATTATCATAAGCTGCCAATCGATCCGACAGCTCTGCTTGCATGGTGGCAAAGTTCATAATGATTCCTGTAAGTAGTTATTGTTTAACTTCTTGATAATTCAGATTTTGTGATGACGTGGCTGTGTTTAGTGATAACAACCAAAGACAAACGTCCTCACGCATTGAAAAATAACGTGAAGGCGACATTCCAGTTGCCGTTGATATTTCAATTGGACGAATCGTACTGGCAAGTGATGTGCTGGTACAATCACCATAAAATCCAACCATTCCGCTGTTGAGTTGCGGTAAGGAAACAAAAATTCCCATTCGTCCCGATGTCTGAGAAGAAGGAACTTTGGTCAGCGTCGTGCTTGAGACAGCAATGGTGACAGGTGTTCCAAATCCAATAATCGGCGCTTCTGCCGAGATGGGGGCTCCATAACATAGAATTCCAACAAAAAAAACCAAGATAACCGCAATTACTAATTTCATCAATTTCATATACATCCTCCTTTAAAATAAAAATACCGCAAAAACGATTTCCTCGTTAATGCGGTCTCTGACAACCGGTGAATAATCCCCTGGGGAGTGTCTAGCTCCTTTGCATACCGGTAATGAACCGATACCAGGGTTTAATTTAAGCCGCTACTGATACTTTCTTATGTTTCTTCGCAACATGCATTCGCATTGCATTTCGTGCGTAGGTTCCTTCGAACTCGGATGTACATCCAGGCTCGACGCATTTCAATATGCTGGGATCTTCCTTGGTCTTCTTTAGTTCCTGCCCTGCGGCGTTCACAAGACCAAGGTTTTTTTCCTGATACTCAATTGGAATAGGAATGATAACAACGTCTTCTGGCTCCAAGGTCACACCGTCTGCTTTGTTGGCTGCAAGTGGTTTGGCCATGTCGTCTAACTTATCAGCCAAACGAACTTCTTTGTCTACATGCTGCCTAACGAAATCGCAAACTTCTTTCCACTTTTCCATGACGGGGTTGAGAGTCCAATCAACCATGTAGAAAAAGCTGTCCGACTCAATAATCGGCTCGAATGTTCGAACGAGTCCGGTCAGCGGATCTTTCTCCGGCGGAACTTTTGTGATCAAATCTCTTTTCCCAAGCCACTGTTTCCAATGACGCGGAAATCCATCGGCGCGGCACATCTCAAACCCTTTTAAGAGTCGTTCCGGCAATTCATCAAAAGCAATTACTTTGTCCGGCATTCCCATTAATCTGAATACTTGTATCATTCAATCCTCCCTAATTTTGTGTAACCAAAAGTTCCGGCACTTGAATTTTTGAAAGCATTTTGTCCACGCGATGATCGATTGTATGTTTCGCCATTACTTCTTCATGTCCTGCCTGTGCGATCTTTTCTCTCTCGGAATCATGTGCTAAATAATATTTAGCTTTGTCCACAGCCTCTTCAAGCGATCGGTACAAAACCAAATGTTTTCCATCTTCAAAAAGTTCTTCCATGTAGGGCACATAATCAGTGAGTAAAAATCCACCGGCTCCCATTACTTCAAAACAGCGCATATTTAAATCTTCTTTCATGGCCACGTTTAAACAGATTTTCGATTTTGCATAAATCATTGCCGCTTCTTGAAAACGTCGCTGACCAAAAAAGAAATTTGGAAACTCGCTAAACATACGATCCAGAAAATCAACACGGTTAGGAGAATTGACATGCCCCACAAAAGAGACATCAAAATTTTTATTCGCATAAGAAAACGGTTTAGGATTTCCAGCATCGTCGGAATTCTCCAAATCATGATAGGCTTGTGGCTCAAAGGCATGAGGAAGCCACTCGGCTTTTACTCCAAGTTTTTCGAAATCAATCACAGCCTGTTTCTGCGCACAAAAAACATGATCGTATTTTTTGGCTTTCTCAAATCTGTAATCAAATCCCAGATGCGTATCGCTGGCCCAATAGATGTTTGGTTTTGGGATGTCTGCTAACTTGTAAGGAATAATCGACATAAGTCCATCTTCACCCCAATCGACATCAATGTTCAAATCATAAGCGCCAAACAAATTCGCGTTTTCTTTGGGGGCCAAATGATCGACTTCGAGGAGTCCCTTTTCTTGCCGCCTTTTGAGTGCCGCCCAAACGTAAACTGGATTCCCATCATTGCGCCATCCTGTTTCTGGAAAAATATCGTAATAGATCGCTGCTCGCATTAGTTCACCCTCTCATAACAGGCAACAAAACTAACACCATTTCTTGCTGACTGACTTTTAATTTCTTTGAAACCCAAAAGTTCAATTGTGTCTTTCAAACTCTCTTCTGTATAAGTTCGGCAATGTTCGGGATTAAGCGGAATTGAGTTGGTTACCTTTTGATCGGGAACTGCAATGATCAATTTTCCGCCGATGCGAAGGATCTTTTTCCAATTGCGAAGGGTTTTAATTTCCATCGGGAGATGTTCCAGAACATGACGGGCTATTACCACATCTTGCGAATTCTCTTGAAATGGCAATGGCTCTCCCACATCCGCCGATACCTCAGCCACAGACAAAGATCCATTTAGATGCGGAATGGTTTTACCTTTTGGAATTCGGTCTACCCCAATCGCATGTGGAATTGTCTTTATTGGACCACACCCAAGCTCAACAATATTTTGAGCCCCGTTTACAAAGCTTCTCACCAAATCCCCTTCCAAGTCGGGAGCCTTCACTGTATGATCTGGATAGGTTAGTCCACTGATTGTTTTCCACCACGTTTTAAATCCATGTTTTCTTATGAGAAATCTATTGGTTCGCTCTGTCATCTCAAGCGAATTCCAGCCACCCTTCACATTCTGATCGCCATTGACTCTGGATCCTGTTTTGAAACCGTGATGGATAAGAAAAGCACCTGGATCGACAACAAGATTGTAGCCCGCCTTACGTAGTCGTATTGAGAGGTCGAAATCATCGCCGCCAGGTAAAGTTGTATCAATGCCGCCAACCGCTTCTAAGTGAGCTCGCCTCACCATCACAGTAAAGAAAATAAGGTAAGACGCTTCCGTTCCGACGACGGGGCATTTTTCGCTATAAATGGATTGCATCCCAAGGGCGCATGTGGTTACGGGCCCCACGGCTGCCACATTGTCGTCATTGAAACGAGTGAGTAACCTTTGATAGAAGAAGCAAGCATTTGGCAAATGGTACGTGTCGTCATTCTGAAAAACCAAGAAGGGGGATGTTGATTCTTTGATCCCAAGCTCAAGCCCACCTTCCCACCCTAAATTTTTACCAGGATTTAAAATTTTGATCGCAGGATTACTTCCAAATTGACGTTCGATATCTTGCTTGCCATTGTTCACGATGATGAGGTCAGCCAAAGAATCAAGGACGCCTGTTTTGATAATCGATAAAACACAGGGCGTCAAAAAATCTTCGTTGTTCCACGTTGGAATAATTATTGTGATTGGCTTTGGCATCATTCTCCCAGCACAGTGAGTGCGTTGTATTTTGTGAATTCTGAATATCTCTTCTCTGATTCTTTATCAGTGGACTTGCGGTATTTGTCCACAAATCCTTCTGTAATAATTTGAGGGTGACCCAAGTGGCCAATATTAAATGTGGTATCCATGAACACGCGGCCCCCTGCTTTTTTAACTTTGTAACAAAACAAAATATCTTCTCCGGTTCCTTCGCTGCACATAAAGTAAGGCGGATTAATTTTCTTGAGAATATCCACTTTCACAAGCGCCGCACCAAATCCACAGGCGTCTACTTCGACTAATTTATTTCTCGGGTAATTCATAATTACGTTGTTGATGAAATAATCGCTTCGTGCGACGGGATCCCATCCTTCGACAGACGCGTACATGACGGGCTTGTAGGGTTCATTGCGTGTGAAGGCCAACGGGCAAACCACATCAGCAATTTCATGGTGACGCCACAATCTCAAGAACAAATCGTCGGGCACGATCATGTCATCGTCGACGAAAAAAATAAATTCCATGTTGTGTTCGAGTGCTTTTTTCGCTGCTTCTTCTCTCGCTGCTGGTGTAAATATTCTGCCAATGTTGATAAACCAAAATTCAAAAAGTTCATCATTCAGGCTCTTTATATGGCGGCCCTGCTTCTCAAGATAAGAATTTAAAATCGCGTCCTTTTTCTCAGGAGCCAATTCGTCCAACAAATCTGAAAATTTAAAAAATGTCGCACGTTCCGTTTGCATGTTGCCCATCTGCATAAAATTCATGAGCCTATTCCCATAGGCTTCCACTTGCGTGTAGCCCATGTTTGGAATTGCTAGTAAAATTT